ACTTAATCTAAAGAATAAATATAAACTAAAAACGTTAGATGAGATATGTATTAATAATAGCGTCTCTTGTATGAGACGTATACCAAACACTCAGTATATCTCTAAGATTACTGGTGAAACAACAGGAGTGTGGTGCACACAATTCCCTGTCCATGATATAATGAATCTCACGGTAGAAGAGTTATATGGAATGGCTTGTGAATCTAACTTCACTATACCTCCTGAGAAAAGCACAAAGGCGCAAAGAAATTTTGTGGAGTTTGTGTGTGACATGTATGAAATAAAACATACTGTTTCTAACAGTGTAGATTATTTACTGAATAAAATAGCTGAAGCAGCGGGCTCTATTAAGCATATTAAATACGCTTCATTAGGCAATGAATACATTAAGCCCCCTAGAAGATGCATAATAGAGCTAATAGAGCGTAATATAAAGCGTGAACATAGCAGTCATGAGCAAAATAATATAATTGCTTTTGAACTGATAAATGGAGGATGGTCTGATAGAGATATATCTTTCGTGTTCATGAGTATATATAATGAGCCTTCGGGCGATTGGGGTTGGTATTCTGACGATTTAGATACTCCCGGACGTCATATAGAGGCCATGCGAGAGAAAGCTTTAAATAGATATTCAGTGGATAAGTTAATACAGTTAGGAATATGCAAGGGCGATAAATGCTCTTGTACCTAAAAAGGAGAAAGAAATGGCAAACTTAAAAAGAGTAGAGAAAAGACTAGATACAGTCGAAGGATGGCTAAAAGAATTTGAGAAGGGGACTGGTCCCGCTCAAACAATGGAAAATCTTAATTGGTTAGTAGGACAAACGAGAATGTTAGGAGACAGACTTTCACAAGCTGAACAGGCTGTTGGCGAACTACAGGGTGCACTAAAAACTAATAACGAAATTCTTCAAGGATTTTTGGATGAAGAAGAAATAGTTAAAGATTGGGAATTGTATATAATGAAAGTTCAGAAAAAGATGGAAGAAGATAACGATGCCCTTCAAGAGTCAGAAACAGAGAGCTTGGATGTACAAGAACAAACCGAAGATGGCGAAGAAGTGGGAGAGTGAAACACCTAAGGGTGCGAAACTTCCTACAAAACTGAAACCAAAAACGAAAAAGAAGAGAGTGAAAAAACGCAATTATTAATGCAAAGATGAACAAAGGTGATTAATATGGCAGAATGTTATACAGATATATACATAGCTCGTTACGAGGTATACCCTAACGTGGACCCCACAGGTTACTGTGTCGGTTTCCGCGCCAAGTGTGTCCCTAACGACCTATCAGGATATTGGGATATCGTCGTACCAAACGCGGATATTCCAAGCGGAAGCACGGATACTGATATTTGTGCTCTCGCATGGGACGGCTATGGAACCCCCGTAGCTAATGGACTAGGAACAACCATCACAGCATGGGCAGACAATGAGATGGTAAAGACTCCACTTATTGGTGAGCTTTATAAAAAATTAGAGGAGCCAGCTGAGTGATACTATGGTTAAAGAATCTAAGAAATTGGGTAAGGTAATAGAGGAACTTAAAGACGACGGTGTAAAAGTTGAAGTTATTAAGGCCGCACCACCCGTAAAGGAATTAAAGCCTGACTTGGCTGAAGATGAATATGTTGAAGAAAAGGATTATGAAACAATCGAACGATTGGGTATGACATATCTTGTCAACAAGAAGTTAGGTACCATGAAGAGGATGATTTAATGCCTGCAAAGAAAGCAGTGGCTAAGAAAGCAGTGGCTAAAACATCCGATATCGTCGAAATCGACGGTGTCAAACTTAAAAAGTTATACGATGATGAAGGAAACTTCGCTAAGTATACTAAAAAGCTTGACTAAAGGGAATGCTAACTTCCCGCAATGCTTGCGAGTGTAATCCTAAAAAAGATTGCACTTGTGGGCGCCGAGTGTTAGTAAATTTTAAGAATTAGAAAAAGGCTTTTATAGTAGCCTAAACTATAGTAATGAACCGCGAAAGGAGTGGTAGTAAATGTTTAAAAACGAAGTATCAGAATTTATATATAAGAGAACATATTCTCGATGGTTAGATAAAGAGGACAGACGTGAAGACTGGCCCGAAACAATAGAAAGATTTATTAGTTTTATAATTTCAGAAAGAAAGAATATACCCGATAAATCTATATCAAAGATAAGAAAGTATATGCTGGAGTTTTCCGTTATGCCTTCTATGAGATTTTTATGGGCAGCAGGTCCAGCAGCTAAAGCTGATAACACTACTATCTATAACTGCTCCTTTGCTAAAATTAATTGTATTGAAGCTTTTGCGGAATGTTTATATGTATTGATGTGTGGAACTGGATTTGGTTTCTCAGTTGAATCTAAAGAAGTAAGTAAGTTACCTGTAGTACCAGAAATAAAATCAGGTCAGGGAATAGCTAAAGTTAATATAGAAGATTCTAAAGCTGGTTGGTCTGACTCAGTGAAAACATTAATGACAAGCCTGTATTGTGGACAGAATATTTATTTTGATTATTCAGATATTAGATTAGAAGGAGCTAGACTAATGACTATGGGAGGAAGAGCCTCCGGTCCTGCCCCACTAATTAAACTACACGACTTCATTCGTGAAACAATGCACAACGCACAGGGACGACAGATAACTACACTAGAAGCTCATGACATATGTAACCAGATAGCAGAGATAGTTGTCGTTGGTGGTGTCAGACGTAGTTCACAGATTTCCTTGAGTGATTTAACAGACAAAGAAATGAGGCATGCTAAGGATTGGCCTTTTCCTATCAAGAGAGCAATGGCAAATAACAGTGCTATCTTTAGAGAAAAACCATCAGCAGCTGATTTTCTTATAGAGTGGGGAGCATTAGCTAAGTCAGGTACTGGTGAAAGAGGTATATTTAATCTTTCCTCAGCTCAGGCTAAATCTCCTACACGCCGTTACGCTCCACTCATACAGGGTACTAATCCTTGTGGAGAAATAATGTTGCGGGATATGCAATTCTGTAACCTCTCGGAAGTAGTAGTAAGAGAAGAGGATGACTTAGATACTTTGTTAGATAAAGTAGAAACAGCAACGTGGCTTGGTGTTATACAAAGTTCCTTTACCCACTTCCCATACCTTAGAAAGGAGTGGAAAAAGAATTGTGACGTAGAAGCGCTGTTGGGTGTTAGTTTGACTGGACAGATGGATAACCCCTCGGTCTTGACCTCGGAGGCACTAGCAGCCCTTAAAAGCCGTGTTTTGCGTATACCTCGCAAAGCATCAACACTACTAGGAACTAAAATGCCAGCAGCTACTACTTGTGTAAAGCCTTCGGGAACTGTTTCACAACTTGTTGATTCAGCATCAGGAGTACACCCTCGATACTCCCAATACTACATACGTCGTTATAGAATCGCAGCCCGTGACCCATTATTTAAAATGTTAAAGGATATAGGTATACCAGCTAATCCTGAGAATGGTCAAACAAAGAAGGATGCATCTACGTGGGTATTAGAATTTCCAGTCAAATCTCCTGAAGGTTGTATAACTAGAAAGGATGTTTCTGCACTGGACCAATTAAAACATTATAAAAACTTACAACATAACTGGTGTGAACACAACGCTAGTATGACTGTGTATGTCAGAGATGATGAATGGTTCGAGGTTGGTAACTGGGTTTATCATCACTGGGATATAATTAATGGTGTATCTTTCTTACCGTATGACGGTGGAAATTACAAATTAGCTCCTTATGAGGAAATAGACGCCACAACCTACGAAAGGCTTATAAAGACCCTACCCCTAATTAACTATACACATTTGTCTAAATATGAGCATGAAGACAACACTCAGGGTAAAGCCGAGTATGCTTGTGTTGGCGATAAGTGTGAAATATAGGAATAAAATATGGTAAATTACACAGTAGATGATTTTACAGAAAGCGCACAAGATATGGCAGCCTTACTCGCTTTATTAGAAACGAAATTGGAAACCATTGCTAATACAAAGACAATACACCTTTGTGAAGTATATAAAGACGCCACCAACGGTGGATATAGTTACGCTCTAGTAGTGGACGCTTAAGTATGCCTAGTGAACAAGATATAACAGGATATGGTCGTAAGATGGGCAGAGACGCCGGTCTAAACGAAAATGGTATGATGATGAGTGTTGTTAGGTTAGATGGTGAGAGAATGGTAGAGGGTAGTGTATCTGCTCGAACTATATACCCATCTAGTTCAGAATCTAATGGTGGTCAAGGAGACGTAGGAGATTATGCTTCTACACGTGCTCGTGCATTACCTAACGGTGATGGAGCAACAGGAAATCCAAGAGGCTAATACTAATTATCTCTGCTGTTGAAATACTCAGCTAGAGTTGGTGGTTTCTTATTTATAGATAGACCTATATCAAACCCATTAGGGCCTAGATTAATTTTCTTACCTATAATTCTATAATTACCACTATAATCTTTATTATCGGTCTTTATACGAACAACATCATTCTGTTCAAGATATGCACCTTCGGAAACTTTTAAACCATATTCGTACTGATTTGTTAAATTAGCTTCAAATATTTTTATAGCAAAGTTTTTACAATCTGCTGGTGATTCGAGATTCTCATTCGTTAACTCTAAATAGTTTCTATCAAAGGCAGCTATAGCAGTATCGTGTGTAAACGTACCCTTTACTCCTCCCCTTCCATTAACTACTATTAAAGTAGGTATCTTTCTTTCAGTTATATTTAAATCAATGATATTTATATTATCAGAAAAACTCATCTGTATTTGGTCAGTCTCTAAGTCGCTCTCAAGCTCTATTACGAGTTGGCTATTTACACCATCATCAATTAATCTAATTATATTAGGTCTCGGTAACGTCCCGCTAGTATTGATAACTTTAGCTAACATAGTCTTGATTACATCGAGCACTGTAGTAGTGCCTCTAATAGGGGGTGATACACTTTTAGTGGTGGGCGAAGTATCGCCTATAAAATCAGTCTTAATCTTATCATCTAATTTAGCTTTCTTCAATAGCAAGGGAATAGCAGCGCCTAGAGTTAGGCCATCTATATTGTCTTCATTATCTAAAACAATCTTTGCTTTCTCAGCTTCTCCCCCTTTAATCATATAACCAAAACCATCTTCAGCTATAATACTTAAATCATTAAAGGTAGGGTTAGACCTCTTTATCCATCCTCTAAAGATAGGAGTAGCGTCTGATTCATGGAGATATAATGTTACTTCTTCATTCCACAATCTACGATTTCCCTGCGCTGTGGCGGATATTTTAAAAGATAAAGTGGCAGCTCCCATCCCTCCGGGATGAGCATAAGAAGCCTCGGTATAATCTACCGCTCTACCTGCAATTTGAATTTTAGGTAATAAGTCTATACTAGACATCAGAAGGAACCTGTCCAACTCTTATTGAATTCACCAGTCGCTCCCAGTGGGAATGGGTCGGTCATTAACCTACCCGCAGGGTCTATTAAGGCTATCTCTTCTACTATCATATTAAATGTATAGTTATTAACTGCTCTGGGACCATCTGCACCAAAGGTTTCTTGGAGGTTATCTATAACACCCCAGAATCTTACATAAGTACTATCTTTTTGTCTTTCATCCCAGTAAACTCTTCTACTTTCACCTTGTAGGCGACGTATCATGCGGAAATAACTATGTTGGGTATTATCCTCTGCTTGTGCTGCCCATGATGTACCAGTAAAACTAGAATAATCTCCCAAGTCCACACTTGTAAAGCTTATTTTCTGAATAGGAGTACCAGTTCTTTGAATATGTACTCTACCCTTACGAGATACTGCTTGATAATATGTACCAGCTCTCGTAACAGAAACATCACTAGTAATAGGATGTGTAACTAAACCATAAGCAGAATTATCTACTTCTTTAATTAATACATTATTAGCTTGATTGGTGTCAAATATAATTTTTATACCGGGCCAAAAACCATAGCTATTAGATACTCTGGGTCCTTCTAACACCATTCTTAAAGGATAGTGTTCGGTGGTTCCCCACGTATCTTCTAAAGTTTGACCAACTCCAGAACTCGTAGCAACTTGCGTAACATTAAAAATATTTGGAAAAACAGTTTCATTACCATCAACTGGTACTAGTTTAGGGGTTGTTCTAGTCCCATCATTATATACCTTACTATAATTAGGTAAAGCATCATATATATTTATACGTCTTATACTTCCTGTTATAGCATTAGCAGTAGTGACAGATAAAGGTGCGAGCTCAGAAGAATCTCCATACTGACAGAAAATACTATCATCTCCATCCCAACCATCTGCTGCTCCACTACCTAACCAATACATTTTATCCATAGTATCAGTAGTAGTACTGTCCTTCTTAGGGAAGAAGGCATATTTATAAGAACCTATGTCTGATTTTTGATTAAAACCAGCGGCGTTAAGAAGAGTATTAATATTACTACCACTAAATTTAAAACAGTAACCATATCCCGATACTTCTGCACTATCCACAAAGGCACCACTAATTTGTACTTCAGTTACATCTGCATTGGTGAGCTCAAGACTATTCTCGAGCCTATTAAAAGTCCCTGCACTTGCTCCACTTAAACTTATATTAACCCAGTCAGTGGGTACGTCAAAAGTCACTGGACCAGATTTAGATAAGGGTGCGGAATTCACAAAATATCTATTACCAGATAGGTTATAATTATCATAATTAGTAGCAGTCATAGTAAATTCTCTATCTAGTTTAGTATTATCTTCTATCTCTAACGTTTTCCATTCTAAAGTTTGATGAATAGTTCCCATACGACGACCAGAAAGGTATTGTAATGAGTATGTCCAAGGAGGTTGTGGACCTCCAGTGGAGTTATACTCGCTTGTAGTACCAGTTTGACTAGTTCCCATACCTAGTCCGGGTGCATAATTTGCTATATCAATAAAAATACTATTAGTTTGACCTGTTAAAAGCATTAATAAATATTCAGAGGGTAACGCCCCACTCATATTACCATCTTTAGCTGCTGGTAAATTTGAGTCATTTAACCGATAAAGACTAACACTAGAATTGGCTATCGGCCAAGTTCCTAATCCACTAGATACAGTCCAGTCCTTTGTCAGACTGTCACCGGGAGTGTTACTATAGGCAGCTTTAGTAAAATCATTACTATAATTACTGGAGTGAGCATTATTAACCTTAGTAGGATAAGTTCTAAATCCTGTTTCAGAACCAGTAGGGTAAGAAACTATTCCAGATATTCTAAATGTTTTAACTCTATTACCACTTATACTACTAACATTAGCTCCTGATAGATTAGCAGCAGATGAAGGTTGTGCTGACATTCTAGCTAAATAATATTGGTCGGCAAAACTAAAGAAATCATTAAGTAAATATTGGTCTACTTGAAATCTTGTTGCTCTAGTAGCATCTGTGGACCACGGGGTTGCATAATTCAAAGGGGTAGCCGGCATTGATGTATTAGAACCTGTAAGATTCATAGCTCCTCCAGAAATAATCGATTGAGAATCTCCACCATTACTTAAACCCATTGGGTCTACTCTATAAGTATAAGAAACTCTATGTGTATTATCTGTAGTCATTGTTTCATCGGTAAAATAATTACCAGTACCCAAAAATTTACTACCATCGTTTAATTCCCATGAGTTCCATAATTTATAGTAAGAAGTTCCATCATCCCATCTATAATTACTTAGAGATACGTTAGAAGCTTTAGCCCTACTCTGAGAAAAGTCGAAAGTTACAAATCGTTCTGGGTCTTCAGCACGTTTTACAGGGTCTCCAGCACTCAAATAACAAAGAGGAGTAAAGGCTTGTTGATATCCGTTCCTATCAGAGAGTAACCCTCTAGCACCTAAATTAATCCACGTGTCGGATGCAGCGCATATAAACAATCTAAATTTATCCATAGCAGTAGCATACTCCATCTGATTAGACCTAGGTGGTTGAGGTTGATTGTCGACTTCTATTGTAGTCTTACATTTAATCATTTTCACGCTATTAATTCTAATAACTGAAGAACCCGAAAGTACTGGGTCCCCACTAGCCATTGCAGCTAGTATATCATCGAAACCTTCTTCATTATCAGATATATCAAGACGTGAGGTTTTGAAATCATATTTTATAACATGGTTTCTTTTATATTCACCAGAACCTGCCCACCCACCAGTCTCGTCATACATTCCTAAAGCCAAATCACAATCGATATGTACTTCTATAGGAGCAGTATTTCCGGCTGGTTCATTTAAATAAGCCAATTCAGCATTTGTTAAAGTAGGTGCTATAAAGCCATATATTCGCTGAGGACCTTCATACTCAAATATAGAATTGTCTATACCTGATTTAACTATCCTTTTATCTGCTTTCATTATACCTGTAGCTTGCCCGTCTATCATCTTAGCTCCAGATACACCTGTATCTTTTTGGTAAGGTAATGGGTAATTATCTGCTAAAGAACCAGTTGCTTGTGCTGAATAATAAGATGAAGCAAAACCTTCACTATTAATCATCTGAACTACAGGGTAATATGTACCCGTAGCCGTGTAGGTATGTTTAACCTTTATAGATTCTTTAGGGTCTGTTAATTGTATCCATTGGTAATTAGAATATCTTTTATCATTTGTTTGTACACCGGAAGGGGTTTCTCCATCTCCCCAGTCTACATATATAGCTGCTATATTGTTATCTGTTCCTGATATAGTTGTCTCATACTCAGTAAATACAGTTCCAGTTCCAGCTATTGGGGCCGCAGGCCCACTCAATCCTGTCCATCCTAATCCCATTTAAATCACTCCGTTCATGGTGTTGTCACTCTCCAAGCTACTTCTTTTGAGGAACCTACTTCTTGTACTGTAGTCCCCCTAATATTAGTATAATCATATACAAATAATTTTGCACTATGCGTCAGTGTCAGGGCTGAATTTTCAACTTTATCATAAGCATCTCCGGTAATATCTCCAGAAGTTTGGTCTATATTATCTGCTTTAAATACATATTCGGATGCATTTTGAGGTACCATATAGCATTTATTATAGAGTATAACTTCTTCTATTAATCCATCATAAGCCGTAGCTTCTAGACCACCAGAATATGTTCCTAAAAAGGTGTCATCTGTAGCAGTAAATACTGCGGTATTAGTAGAGTCATCTTCGTTAGTACCATTTATAAACATGTTTAGTAAAGTACCGTTGGGGTTATGCTTGTTATATGTTATAATTATAGACATAGGAGTTTGACCATCATATCTAACCTTAGTCTTACTCATCATAACAGTATCGGAACCATTTATTTTTGTTACAATACGTCCAGCATTGTCACCAGTTCCTTCTATATAAATATTAAAATCAGTGTCACCATGACTTACTAAATAGCAGTCACGACCAGATGAAGCTGCAAAAGATGTGATGTGGCATACTAATGTCCACTCATCTAAATCCTTCCACCCAGTGTTAGTAGCAGTTGGTATACTTATACATCCCTGAGCTACAGTACTTTCACTAGATAATTGTATAGCATAACCTTGTGAACCTTCGATGTTAGCTCTTACTTTAGAGCCTACTGTAGTCGTTAAAGTAGTAGAAGTAATAGGTGTAGTAGTATAGTCATAAACGACGGTGGCTGGTTTAGCAGCTGGCGTGTCAGGAATTTCATTACCTTTTATAACCATCTTAGCATTATGATATTTATTCATTATAGTATTACCAGAGACATCTACCATCAACATTCTATACCACGTGTCATCAGCGTCCTCATCCCATGAGAACTTGAGCGACCTTAAATCTTGATTAGTAATATCATATAAACTTCCACTCTCTTCTATTACGTTAAACAGGGGTTTAACTGAAAGGTTAGTAACAACAGGTACTACATCTTTGAATCCCCATAAGAAATGAGGTTTAAATATACTTGCTTCGTCTCCCGTAAAGTCAGTATTAGTCATCTCTACTGAGTGATTCGCCATCGGTGAGGATAGACCTAATACCAATTTAAAGTCATCACTAGGCTCTATTCCGCTTACATCGATAAGGCCCTTCACATCTAAACTTAGCACTTCGTCTACATAAGCCGTTTTTATATCTAACTGAGCTCCCGTTCGCTCTTCTTCATCATAAGCGCCATAACCAAAATCACTCTCTAATTCTAAATTACCACTAGGGTCTGGGTCTAATATCCATTTCTTACCATAGGTAGAAGAACGTCCATTAGTAGCTACTAAACTAGCATTATAAAAGTATCTAGATTCATTATAGGTAGAGCCTGTCATAGCTACAGTAGGGGTCGTAACCGAGCCACTTAAAGTGCCTAATAGAGCTACGTTATCATAAGCTTTATCATTTCCCTTAGTACCTGAAACATAAGTTTGATATGAACCAGCAGATGCTGCGCTATTAGTAGGACCGTTGAATGCTTGCATAGTTATCCAGTACTTAATAGGGCCTGCTAATAATCTTGGTAAATTATTATCATTGACCCATGTAGGTAAAGGTTCGTTGAATGTAATAAGAGCGTCTGTTATTTCCTTTACTGATAGATTAGCAGAACGTTTATCAGTTACTTCAGCAGAACCAGTCACTTGAGCATTGGTTCCAGTGTTACCATGAACCCATATCATATAGAATGGTCCATTTGTACCATCTCCCACGTCAAATATACTAGGATTAGTTACCACTATACTATTAAGAGGTATGTCAGTAACAGTGTCATGAGTCACACTAGAACCTTCCATAATCGTAGGAACGTCTATAATTCTACTAGATACTAATATGTTCTCTCGTTTAGCCCAATCAGTGGTTTTAATAGATGCATAAGAAGTTCCTTTTTGTGACAGTCCTTGATTAGACAAGACATTCTGGGCTCCAGTCTGAAAATGTAAATAGTCGACTTCTGAGCCATCCCCAGTAGCTGCACCGAAGGATACGTTAATACCTTGCTGACAAGCGGGTGTTTGATATCCGTTTGCATCTAAAGCTGCGGCTGTAGGGGAAGCTAATCCATAGTCAAGTCCACCTGCTTGCTTACATTGTCCACCATAATAATTTGTAAATCTATTTGTTGCTGCTCCAGAAACCATCGATTTCCAAGCTTGAAGAGTACCTACATCATTAGGTAAATTTGGTATAAAATTAGATTGTGAAAAACCATTCCACATCATCCAAGCGTATTTTTGATTACTATTTGTGTTAGGTAATGTAGCGGCATCGTCAAACCCGAAAGTAATGTAAGTAGGATTTATACGCTTATAAAGTGAGTCTCCTCTTTCGTTTGCTGGGTCCATACTTCCCGAGGTTCTATCACCCATAGGAGTAGACACTTGATTATTTTTTATAGATATAGGCATAGTAAATACACCTGCACCAGTAGAATTATCAAAAATCTCAGCACCAAAGTTATTAAGTGATATCTTATCAATATAAGCTTCTGCAATTTTACCATTACCAGACCCAGCCCCACCTATAGGGAAATCTCCACTGAGTCCATATCCATTTTTATAAACGTCATAGTATGGGTCATCGTCTGTTCCGGTACCAGCTTGGACAGCCCCAGTAGTTAAACCACTACTAGCTGTAGCACCTGTCCAACTACTTCCCAATGAGAAGTTAGTCTCGTCATCACTGTAAAACCTATAGTTAGTTAACCATACGGTCATTATATTAGGCCATCTTTCTGGATTCTCATCCCAATTCCATTCCTTCGCAGAACCAGATATAGCAGGAAAATATATAGGTATAGATGGAACTTTATCTAGTAATACTGAAGCGTCTCCGTTATTACTTGTACTCCCACTAGTTACGGGTTGTATAAAATAAGCTTTACACATCATAGCATTAGAGGTTCTACCTCCTTGTGTTGGAGTGAAAAAATTACCAGCACTAGCAATATCCCAACCATTAGAAGCAGTAGTGTCAAAAACTATCTTGACATCAAAGAAATCATCCATAGGTAATTCTACCGAAGATTCATAATATTGTGCGGGGTTACCATCCTCATATCCTGAAGCACTCCAGCCAGTATGAGCTGCACCATTTAAAAAAAGATTAGCAGTATTTCCTGTACCAGCTGCACCAGACATCGCAAAGGCTGGTATACCACGACTTAAGTGACCTGATGTCCAACCTGCTCCTGAGTTTCCAGAAGCTATCCAGTGTGAAGGTCTTGTTAATAGGGGCTGCGCGGTCAACTTAGGACCAACATATCCCTCTTCATCAGTACTTTGGTTCACTGTTCTTGATATAGTAAATCCACCTACTATAGTATTATTGGTTCCAGAATAGAAGGAATCTAATCCCCTATCTAAAAATGTATCTAAACTTTCTCCTTTAACGGGAGAGTAATTAGAGAATGTAACTGTGAAATTTCTAAGTAATGTTTTATAACCTGCACCACCTAAACGTGGGTCTGCGTTATCTGCTAGAGGAACCTGAGGGTCAGCTGAACTCATTACACCACCTGACCAACCATAATCATTCATAGCGAATTGTTGGACACTACCAGAACAATATCCCTTGAATTTCATAAATTGTGCAGCCTCCAGAATAGTTGAGTCTGGTGCCGATAAAGTATCGCTTTGTGATAATCTGTTATGCCATCTTACATTATCATCTAATTGTGAAATAGCAATTGACATATTGATTTCAGGTTTAACTTGATTCATCATAGGAGATTCACGAGCTAATTTAGCTGAATTAAAATCTGAAGAATAGGTGTGGTCCATAGCCACTGGGTAAGGTATGCAGTCGGCCCATGCACAAGCGAATTGTGAATTAGCACCACCTTCAGCACCCCATAATTTATCAGAAGCTTGATTATCTTTAGAAAATTGCCACATATGGTACATTCTAAAAGAAGAAGCTCCAGTTTGGGACTTCTGCGTTGATATTTTCATATCTGACATTGCCCATGCACTATTCTCTTCTTTCCCAGATTCAGCTGCATTAGAATTATCAGGAGTTTTATACAGCTCCTTAAATATAGTATTGTTTTTAGTTGGTTCTTGTTCAGCCCCTCCTTCATCGGACGGAGGAGTAGGAACTACAGTACTTGAAGCATAATTAACTAAAGATTTAATATGGTCCCATCTCCAAAATGGAGGGTAGATAGTATAAAATTCCATTCCATCACGATTATCTGTTTTATTTTTCCACAATCCTTCTGGTTTAGATTTATTTTTAGGTTTAATATTCATCCTGAAACCACCGGGGTTGTTTGGGTCAGCGTTAGCAAAGTATCTTGATAGAACTTGACTTGCGGTTAAATCATCCATATCACCCGAAGCAAGCCAAGACTGCGTACCACCAATAAATAAAGCCTTAGCTACATCTTCATCTTGTGGGTCTAGATAAGCTTGACTTTTAGTAAATACATTACCGCCTACCATAGAGGTATAAACATCATCTCCTACTTCCTTACCACTGAAATCCTCAGTGAGGTATGGTATACCATTACCTATAATAGTTGTATAAATCTTAATTTGACCGGGAGTAGCAGGTAAATCTCCAACAGCTGCATTATCTCCAGTTGAGGCTAATGTAAAGCCTCCTTCGGACATAGGAATATTATTATCTTTTATTTTGTAAAGAGATACGGTTGGTAAAGAAACTGTTGAGGACAAAGAAGTCCCAGAAACATAAAAATTTAAAGTGCCGGTTGATAACTCGGCTGAACCCTGTGGGGGTGTTGGGGCAGCTTGCCCAGATAATATAAATCTATTAGCATTTGCCTTTCCTTGAAGTGTAAAATTACCGTTTGTGCTATTATAAATTGGTACATCTTTAAATTGAGCATGAAGTTCAATTAATCCATTAGCTGCTAGATTATATCTTTTATAAAACGTGTTTTTACCTATATTCATTATACTACTCCTGCGAATGTATCCACCGCAATCTTACTTCTATTCATTGTTGATTCCTTAACCTCTAGTCTATCTACGAACATTGTTTGACCATTATTACCTTGTTGTGGCTTTAATCCTCCACTATTCATAGAGTTCCTTAATATACTATCGGTTCTGCTGTTATTTATAACTTGCCCTGATTGGTTAGGCATAAAGAGTTCTGGACCCGCTTCTCCGACTAAATATGGGTTTCGTTGACCAGCATATCCACCAGATTGCATACCTGTAACATATCCACCAGTTTGAAGTTCTATTAAATCTTTAATTGGCATAGCACCCGCCATATTAACGCCAAAGCCTACACCATCAAAGGCACCAATAATTTGTTGGTTATACCATCCTTTAGAATAAGTCCACATAGGCATTGTTTTAGCGTCCCATCCGCCTGTGTTAAACTCAAAATTAATACCATTAATAGCCGCTGCAAATGCATTATATACATTTAGAAAGGCATTCATAGATATCTTAGCCATGACGACCATTGTACCAAATGGGTCTGCTTTAAATAATTCAAAACCACCCACTAATTCAGACCAAATTCCTCCAGTTCCAAACCAGTAATCATATTGCATGAATTCTGGTAAACTAAATGAAAATCCGAAAATATCATTAGGTACCATATCGCCCCAATTATAACTAGTCATGAATGTTTTGATTTCTGAAAACTTGTCTGACCAATATGTTGCAGTAAGCCATCTCAACCAACCATCAGTTGGATTAAATAAGGCTTCCCATATACCTGTAAAACCACCAACAATCGCATCTGTGATATAACTATTACCTATAGCATCCATTATTACATTATACATACCTTTAAACAGTTGGTCCATCATAAACACAACACCACCAACAAGTACACCTAAAGACATAGATATTCTCATACCCCAATTGACAAACATCCATTTCATCTCATCTAATGCAGATGCTGTCTTAACTTTCGCATCTTTCATAGATTCTCCTATAAGTCCGAAAGACCCCGCCGTTTGTACTATATAAGCTCCAGCTTTTGCGAAGGCCCATTTTATAGATTCACCCCATCCTTTAATAATTTCAATAGTAGGTTTCAATGAACCCATCACTTGTAACCCAACTACACCAATAGCGGCTACAGCTAAAACAAGAGCCGTAGTGAGGGAAAAGAGACCAGATATTACTATAGCTAATCCCTCCATAGCTTTCGTAACTAAACCTATTTTAGCCGGTTTCGGTGCTGCGCTTGCTGCGCTCTTCCCACTAGCACCAAATCGTGCCACTTTACTTTTACTAAATTTACCAGATTTATTTGGTTTAATTACTCCTCCTTTCGGACCAACAACATTACCTTCTACATCCATATTGTACCCTTTTTTAAGAGGTGGTAATGCACCAACGGCAGTCCCACCACCTGCGGCACCTGCACCAGAGGCCGCGGCAGTACCACGAGAAGCAGCTAAATCTAATTCAGACTTAGCTAGAGCATTATTTACTCCTGTTTCACCAACTTTAGCAATAACATTAGTTTCAATTGCCGTAGTTTCAGCAACCGTAGCTGCCGTAGCAGTAAATATATATTGATAAAGGGTAATAAATCCTTGAGCAGTAGCTCTAATACCCGCGGTAAGACTAAATAATTTATTTAACATTGAGAATTGAATAACCAAACTTGTTACTCTAGGGCCCATAAAATCCATTGCTTTCATTAATACCTTTATAGGTAGTAAATAAGCTTTGAGTACGCCTAGCGCCATTTTACCTTGCCCAGCGAAACCTTTTAAGAAACCTATACTATCCTTTAGAAGCTCAATTAAAGCTGTTACAGCTTCCACTGCAACGTCTTGAATAGTAAGACCAAACTCGGTTAATTGTTTATTTCCTTCTTCTCCAGTCACTATAAGGTCTTGAAAGCTTGTTATACCCTCAATAATAGCACTATGGAAATTATTCATAGCTCCATTAGCTCTATCAACCCCATCACTATAAAAGAACATCATTTGAACGTTATTTTTCAAAATCTGTATTTGAGCTTGCATAGACTCATTCTGAATCCTAACCATCTCATCTAATTCCCCACCTGCATTAGCAACATCTTCCACAGCTTGACCAAACTCATCTGCATTTTGAACTAAATGAACAAAGGCAGTTGCACCACGGACATTTAAATCCTCAATAAGGGCAGTTAATAGCTCAGTATTCTTTGAGGCTTCAGGGCCGATAATGTCTGAATATTCCTTAGCTATAACAGTCAAATCCTTCATAGAGCCGTCTGCTTTCTTAATTTCAAGACCCATTCTAGCGAATGCAGCGGTATTATCGTCAGCGTGCTCAGCAAACTCAGCGAGAGCTTGCCTTAGACCACGACCTGCGATACCTGCTTCAAGTGCACGGTTGGTTAAAACTTCCAACGCACCCAGTAATTGGTCAAGTGATTGACCTGTGGCTGTAAAGAACGGCATAGCGAATTTGACAGCACTTGTTAAATCTTCATATTCAATCAGAGATTTCTGAATAACATGTGCAAACTTATCTGTTACTTCAGCTGCTTGTTCCATTTCCATACTGAAACCCATGAGAGTCTGAGTAGTTAATTTAGCTATAGTATTATGGTCTCCTTGGACAGCCATAGATAACTTGAGTGTTGAAGGTAAAACTTTCATAGATTGGTCTGCTGACAAACCAGCCGATGCTAATTGATAAAGACCTTCTGCACCATTTTGCATCTCCATACCAAAAGTTTGTCCAAATTGAGTAATAACTTCACTAGTTTTATATAGTTCCTCTCTAGTTAAATTGAAAACAGAATTTGCATTCATCAGTTCTCTTTCGAACTCTATCAATTCTTGACTGTTTTGTTGTAGTTTATAGAACATTGCAGTTAAGGCTGATATAGATTCTCTTAGAGCGTTACCGAAATTATTTTTTAAAGCTTCAGCGAATTGAGCTGCTTTCTTTGCTGCACGTGCTGCACCCTTTTCTAATGCTTTTAAAGCTTTACTCTCACCCATTATAGCTTCTTTTACCTTTTCTCTTAATGTTTTTT